CCGCCGACGTATGAGACGCCGTAGGGCGGGTCGGTCCAGACGCAGTCGGCGGGGCTGTCGAGGAGGGTGGTGTAGGTGTCGGGGTCGGTGGCGTCGCCGCAGATCAGGCGATGGTCGCCGAGCAGGATCAGGTCGCCGGGTCGGGTGATGGCCGTCGCTGGAAGGTCGGGGATGGTGGCGTCGCCTGCGTCGGGTTCGAGCCGTTCGAGTTCGGCGAGAAGATCATCCAGGTCGTCGCCGTCGTAGCCGCTGCCTTCCAGGTTGCCGATCTTGCCCATCTCGACCAGCAGATCAGCGAGGGCGTGTTCGTCATACGAGGCGAGGTCCGTCGTGCGGTTGTCGGCCAGGAGGATGCGGTGCGCGGTGTCGTCATCGACATCGACCCAGTGCACCGGGACACGATCGAGGCCGCAGTGGATCGCAGCCTGGAGGCGGTGGTTCCCAGCGAGGACGTGCCCGGTCGAGATCTGAGCGACGAGCGTGCCGTACCAGCCATTCGCTTCGATCGACTGGATGATCGCGCCGACGTCGCCCTGTCTCGGGTTCGACGGGTGCGGGACGAGGTCGGTGATGGCGGTCTTGCGGATGCCTGGCTTGTGGTCCATGCCCGTCGACGGTAGCGGCCTCGGTTAGCGTTGCCGGTGATGGAGAGCGTCGAGTGGATGCGAGACGGGGCGTGCCGTGGCGGGTCGGTCGACGTGTGGTTCCCGGAGCAGCCGGACTTCCGGGAGGCTCGTGAGGTGTGCCGTCGGTGTCGGGTCCAGGTGGAGTGCCTCGACTACGCCGTGGCGCGGCCGGAGGTGTTCGGAGTGTGGGGCGGGACGTCCCCGGCGGAACGGGTCGAGATCAGACGACGCAGGATCACCGGGTCGTAGTGCTCGCCGGTTCCGCCGAGGGTCCGGTACACGGCTCGGAGTTCGGCGACGTTCAGGTCGGCGAGTGTCACCCGCACGATGTCCAGCAGACCGACGCGTCGTAGACGACGTGGAACCGGGTGGCGATCACCCAGGCGATGAAGATCAGGCCTGCGGCGGCGGCGAGGTCGGTGAGTCGGCTGGTCATGACAGTCCTCCGAGGACGCGGCTGGTGGTGGTGCGGCCGGTGGCGAGTCTCCACGCGGCCCGGTACTCGGACTCCCGGCGGGAGCAGTCGTCGCAGCGGCAGCCCTTGGCGTAGCGGCGGCGGGTGCCGTGGACGGGTTGCGGGCCGCTGGTCTGCCACTCGGCGGTCTGGCGTGCCCGGTGGTGTCGCCAGTGGACGATGCACCAGCCGCGGGCGTAGTGGGCCTTGTCGCAGTCGTCGATGGTGCAGGTCATGCGATCGGCTCCCACTCGGCGAAGTCCCGCTCGAACTCGTCGACCGTGAGGCTCATCTCGTCGGCGGCGGTGACGAGGTCGCTGTTGACGAGGCTGATGCGGACGTTGGCGGCGAGGTCGGACAGGTGGCAGAGCTTGTCGATGATGTCTTCGTCGTCGTGGCATCCGAACAGGTTCGCCATCGTGCGGACGATGTCGATGGTGCGGCGTGGGTCTTTCATGGTGGGGTCTTTCTGGTGGTGGGTGGTCGGGTCAGGTGTCGAGCGCGAACTCGTCGTAGATGAAGTCCGGGTCGTTCATGCAGTCGATGAACTCGTTGGCCTTGGCGCACCGCTGGGCGGCTTCGGCCTCGGTGGTGAAGAACTGCCAGGGCGTGTGACCGGGAAGGATGAACGTCCAGCCGCGGACGCCCATGTCGACGACGGTCCAGCGGGCTTCGGTGGTGGCGGTGGTGATGGCGGTTGCGGTGGTGAGTGGCTGTTCCATGTAGGTCACCCTATGCCATATCCGGACGCTTGACAACATTAGCGGGGCAGATTTTTTGAGAAGTTGGGCCGGGGTGTTTCATGCGGCAACCGCGCCACCACAGCGCATAGACCGGTCCACCGGCTCTCCCGAGGCACCATGCCCCGGCCCAGATCTCTATGTTGCCCGCAGCCTACAGGATGCGGACCGACCTCGCCTCGCTGGTCGTCTCGGCGAACTCGTCCGGGTCGAGGCCCCGGTCTCGGAGCGCACCGATGCGCCAGTACGAGATCCCGGCGCACTCCCGGAGGGCACGAGTGACGACGACCCACGACGGCTCGACCTCGCCGGTGTCCGGGTCGATGTGGCGTTCGTCGAGGGCACGGGAGACGACGTGCTTCGTCAGCTCGTCATGGTCCCAGCGTCGGTTGCGTCGCTTCGACACTTCGACCAGGCCGTGCTCGGTCTCGGTCTTGCGGCCGGGTGCGGCGTCGTGGATCTCGTCGATCAGGTCGGACTCGATCTGACGGAGGCGGGCGATCTCTTGCCGGACCTCGATCAGGTCGCCGATGCGTTCGTCGAACGTCTGGGTCATGCTGCTCCTCTCGGGCCGTAGCGCAGTTGCCACATGGTCGGGTCCCAGGCTTCGCCTTCGCCGATCGCGAGGTGGACGCCGCCCTCGGAGTGGCTGACGATCACGACGGTCTCGTCCTCGATGTTCGGGGGCGGGGTGAAGTGGACGCCGCACTCGTCGCCGACGGCGAGCGCGATGATCGACGAGACGAAGATGGTGCCGTGCAGATCCTCGAACGGGACGCCGATGATCGAGCAGTCCTCGATGACGGTGGCGATCCATTCGCGGAGGGTGACGGGTTCGCACCAGGTGAACAGGACGCCGTACTGGAAGACGTCGACGTCGCCTCGGCGGTTGATGTAGAACTCGTCGACGGCGATCTGTGCGGTCGGCACGTCGTCGCCGGTGAGTCGGTTGTCGCGGGTCATTCGGGATCGGCTTCGGTTCGGGTCACGATGACCGGGCCGACCATCTTCGGCTCCTCGCTGATCTGGAAGATCCAGACGCCGTTCGGGTGACCGATCGACACGAAGCAGCCGTCGACGCCGAACACCCAGTCGATGTAGGCGTCGGCGTTGAAGAACGGGACGAGCATGTCGGTCAGGCCGTGCTCCCAGGCTGCCCGGTCGTAGGCGAAGCGTTGGAGGCTGGGCCACTCGCCGAGGTACTCGTTCTCGAACGTCTCGGCGGTGACCTCGATCGGTTCGTCCTGGAGACGTGCCCACGCTTCGAGGGCGGCCCAGTCGTGTGAGGGGATGCGGTCGATGGCGGCCATCAGAACGCACCACCCTCGACGAACGGCTCGTCGCCTTCGACGGTCAGGCCGCGGGCGCGTGCGTCCTGCTTCCAGCACTCGTCCTGGATGCGGCGGGCGTCTCGGGCGGTGTCCTCGATGCGGATGCCGAACGGCGTCTGCATGTTCTGCTGGTCACGGTGGAACCCGAGGAGCGCCGCCTCGATGTTCATCAGCTCCTGGACGCTCACGTCGATGATGGCCCGGTCGGGGTAGACGATGATCGGGTCCATCACTTCACCTCCGAGCAGATCTTCTCGTCCTCGGCGAACTTGTGGTCGGCGAGAGCCGTGACGATCGCGTCGGCGATCTCGATCGGGAGGAACAGGTGCTCGTGTGCGTCGATGTTGACGACGACGTAGCGGTCGCCGCCATCTCGGACCTTGATCTGAGCGTCGAGCTGTTCCGGGTCCGGGATTCCACCGGTGCAGACGTGGAGGTAGCGGGAGAAGAAGCGGCCGCCGTCGTAGCTGGTCGTGCGCTCGGCGACGAGCTTCGACGAGTAGGCCGTGGTCTCGTACTCCGTGCCGCTGTCGAGCGTGTCGGTCGAGGTGTCGAGCATGACGCCGGTGGCGTCGTGTCGGATCGTGTGGATGGTGGTGGTCATGGTGCCCTCCTTCGGGCGGTAGGTGGTGGGTGGTTTATGAGTTGGACCGATCAGTCCGGGATGGGCACCGGCCGGAGCCGATGCCGCACCCGCACCGGTCAGCCGAGGACGGCGACGAAGGTGGCGTCGGCGAAGTGGGTGCGGGCCTGCGCCGCTGCCTCGGTGAAGGTGCCGCTGAAGAACTCGACCTCGCCGGTGCAGTCACGATCGAACGCGGTGCGGGTGGTCGATGCCTGGAAGGCCCAGACGCCACGACCGGCCGGGTGCTTCGCATGGCTGCGGAAGAAGGCGGCGGTGGTGACTTCGGGGCGGGTGGTGGTGGTGTTGTTCATGTCGCCAGTATAGGCAGACTTTTGACAAGCGGGTCAAGTCAATCTTCCGGGATCTTCCGAGATGACGATCCGGACGCCTTGGTCGCTCGCTTTCTGCTGCGGCCAGAACCGGATCGAGAGGACGTGGTCCGGGGTGTCGTCGGGCCACACGCCTGCGTCGACGAGTCCGTCGATCGCTGCCTTCACGACCGGCAGGCACGCGCCGACGTCTTGGCGTCCGGAGCGTCGAGCGGTGAGCGGCACGGCGTCGATGTGGCAGGGACCGACCGACCCGTTCGTCGGGAGCTTCGACGTGAGAGCGAGCCAGGCGAACGCGTCGCGCCATGCCTTCACTACCGACGACCGGGTCGACCAGTGCGTCGACCGTTCCTTGTTGACGGTCAGGATGTCGTCGTAGTGGGTCAGGCTCCAGCGTCTGCCGTTCGCAGCAGTCCAGTCTCCGTCGCTTGGGTCGGGTATCGGTGAATCCAGTCGTGGCACGCTCGGCATGTCGCGATCGTATTCGATGCGTCGAGGATGTTGCCGCCACGCGCTCGGGTCAGCGGTTCGTGGAGGTCGGTCGCCCACCGGGTGCAGCCGGTCCACGTCGGGTCGACTGTCCAGATCGAGTCGCGTGCTTCGCAGCCTGGTCGAGCGGCGAGCTGTTCGAGCCGGAACTTCGAGCGGGCACGGTTCCGTCTCGCGGTCTTCGATGAGACGCGTCGGAGCGGGGTCTTGCGTTGGATCGGTCCGGAGCGCTTCATGTCGTCCTCGCCCGGTCGACGAGCTGAATGAACGCGGCCGCGGCGCATTGAGGCACGACCGCGTTCCCGAGAGCGTGGAGAGACTTCCGGCGGCTGGTGAGCGTACCGGTCACCCATCCTTCGGGGTATCCCATGAGCCACTCGGTGAAGGCTGCGGAGAGCTGGTCGTCGATCTGAGGGTCAGGGGCTGCTCGACCCAGGACACGTTGCCATCGTTCGATCGCTGGGGCGTAGGGTCCGAACTGGTCGAGTCGTCGGTCTCGTCCGCCATCAGCTTCGAGATCGAGTTGAGCGACGGTCCGCCTTGCTGGTTCTTGCCGTCCGATCCTGTTGCTGTCGTCGGTGTCGGCAGCAGACGCACGATGTCCGACAGCTCTAGCTGACGATGGTCCTCGACCCGCTTGTCGAGATCCCGTCGAGATCCGGTCTCGGTCGCCACCGGTGTCGGTAGAAGCATCGCGATCGAGCCGAGGTGGATCGTGTTCCGGTTGGCTCGTGACGGCGACGAGCCCTCCTTCGAGTCGTGCGCGCACGGCGTCGGCAGCATCGTCATCGCGATCTGTGCTTCCAACCGGTGCCGGTGCTCGCCCCTCGCTACCGCTACCGACGACGCTCCATTCTTGGTCGACGTCCTCGGAGTGCCAAGCAAGTCCCCACCATCGGAGGCGTCGATGTGGTGCTCCAACGGCGGACGCTGGAAGAGTCCCCCAGGTGATGCTGTACCCGATGTGGGCCAAGCCCTGAACGACTCGGGCCATAGCATCCCCGTCGTTTGCAGTAAGCAGCCCCGGCACGTTCTCGAAGTACAGCAGGGGTCGGTTGTCCATTCCCCGATCAACGAGGCGGCAGATGTCGTCGAAGAGCCATCGCTCATCGTTTACTCCTTTGCGTTGTCCAGCGTGTGACAGCGGCTGGCATGGGAACCCGGCGGTCAGTAGATCCACCGAGGGTAGTGAGTCGAGGGCGGTGAAGTCCCCGAGGTTGGGTGTGTCGGGCATGTTGGCTTCGAGCCATTCGTTCGCACCCTTGTCGATGTCCGAGACGAACACCGGCTCGACGTCGATGCCAGCGAGCCGGAGTCCTAGCTCCAGTCCGGCAATGCCGGTGCAGAGGCTGCCGACTCTCATGATCCCGCCCAGCACGATCGCGACGCGTTCCACGGCGACCATCCCTCTCGGGACCAGATCAGGTGAGCGACGATGATGTTGCCGTAGCCGTACCGGGCGTCGTCCTCGGCGATCCCGAGACCGGCGGCGGCCGACAGCTTCTCGCCGCTGTCGGTGTAGTCCCAGCCCCACACGGTCCGGCCGGAGCCGGGGTCGCGGGTCCACGGGGCGAGGAGCTGGAACACTCCCCTGGCGGACGAGGTCGGGTTGGCTGCGTCGAGCCGGTAGTTCGACTCGCATCGAGCGACGGTGATCGCCCGGTTCCACTCGGACTCGGGCCACAGGCTCTGGATCGCTTCGAGGATCGGAGCCGGTACGTCGCCGGTCGGGGCTGGGCGTGACGGGACAGCATCTGTAGTCACGCCGTGTGGCTCCACGGCGATCGTCGTGGTCGACGTCGAGGTCGTGGTGGTTGTGGAGGTGGTTGTGGGTGTCATGATGGTCGTGGTGGTGGGTTCCTTGGTGGTGGTCGTGGTCGGTAGTTCGATCGGGTCGTCAGCGGCGCAGCTCGTCGCGCACGCTACGAACACGATCGCCGAGATCGTCGACCGGATCGTCGGTCTGGTTGGCATCGAGCATCTCCCTCGTCTCGGCGGCCGTCGAATATCGAGGTCTCGCCTGCTTCTTTGGATCGGGTTCAGTTGGTCTAGTTCCCCTCCCACTTTTTGAGGGGGGACGGTTCTGATCTTTGAAGGGGGACCCTCCCGATATTTGAAGGGTCACGTCGGAGTTCCGGACGCGCCGGATCTTGAACAGGTTGGACGTCTGCCGTCCTTCCTCGGTGAGTCGTCCTCGGACGGTCAGCCAGCCCTTCTCCTCCAGTTCCTTCACCGCCGACCGGACCGTGTTGGGCGTGACGTTCGCACGTTCGGCGATCCTCCTGATCGAAGGCCAGCACTCCTGGTCGGCGTTCGCGTGCTCGGCGAGCACGGCGTACACCACGACGCTAGTCGCTCGGACCTCGGCGAGCATCAGACACGGGACGATGGCGAACGGGTGATCGACGCCCGCCACTACTCGGAGGACTTCGGGGCGAGCGCCCTGTCCAGGACGTAGTGCTCGGGACCGGCCCAGAGATGGAGTCCCAGGCCGACGCGCATGGCGCACCTCGCGACGGCGGAGGAGATCGCCATCTGGGTGTTCAGCGCGTCGTTCGGTCCGGGCCGTTCGCAGTCGCCCGCCTCCTGGATCACGATGTCGTCGCGACCGTCGATCGAGAAGGTCATCTCCAGGATCACGCCGTGGACCTGGCCGTCGGCGTTGCGGATGATCTCGACGACCCGCTGCGGGGTCGGGCCGAGGTGGTAGAGCAGCCGCTGCTGGATCTCGGAGTGCGAGACGTACCTCGCCCCGAACCCTCCTGGCTTCGTCTTGATCTGGTGGTCCTTGAACGGGGTCGCCAAAGCGGCGAGGTCGGTTCGTTCGGTCATGGTGTCCTCCTGGTTGGTCATGGGGAGCGACGAGGGTATCTCGTCGGTGGACCGATAGGTCCGGGAGGGCGACCGGCCGGGGAGCGCCGGTCGCCGACCCGCACCGATCAGTCCGAGGCGACTGGGGGGACCATCGTGACGACGTACTTGCCGATCCGGTCTCCGGCCCAGGTCCAGGTCAGCCCGCCGACGGAGTTGACCTCGATGTCGAAGATCGGACCGTTGAACTCCAGGTGATCGAAGCCGTGGCCTGCTGCCCTCGACCAGGCCGGGGCGTTCGCCCGTGCCTCGTCGAGCGAGTTGCCTGCGCCCCAGAAGCCGGGGCCGATGATGACGTGGGTGTAGGTGGTGGGTTCGGTCATGGCGTCCTCCTTGTTGGTGGTCGGTGCTGCCATGCGGCGACTCTACCTCGCTTTGACAACACGAAGCAAGTCGGCACTCGAGCCGCCGCCCGACATCCCGACTTGACAGGTCCTGACAACCTGGGGTAGACATACGTCATGGCAACACCGCCACCACGGCCTGAGGAGGTCCCGCCCATGTCCACCACCGATCAGTTCCTCGCCGATCGAGCCGCATGGATCGCAGCCGGTCGTCCGGCCGACCATCCCTACCTGAACGCTCCGGCTCAGCCGCAGCGTCCGGCTCGACCCTTGACCGGTCTCGTGCCGGACTGGACGGTCGACGCCGTCCAGACTCCGCAGATCCGAGCGATGCTCGACGCTGCTCGGGACCGGCGCTTCGGCTGATCGGTGCGGGTTCCCGACCGGCTTCCCCCTCGCCGGTCGGGTTCCCGGACCGCTCGGTCCGCCAACCCGATCCCGAAGGAGATCAACATGACCACCGTCCGCCACGACCAGCAGGCACTCGACACGATGACGTCGACCGACGCCGTCGCCGTGTTCCTGATGAGCCGCCCCGGTGAACGCTTCACCGGCAAGCAGCTCGCCGCCGAACTCGACCGGCCACTCGGCACCGTCCAGTCGGCCGCCGGGAAGCTCCACGCCGCCCGGATGCGCTCGACCGAACCCAACCCCGTCGGCGTCTACGCGTTCCGCCCGACCGACGACTGCCGCTACATCACCTACGCCTACCGGACCGACCGGCCGTTCGACTCGGACCTCCACCCGGTGAAGGACCACCAGTTCCGATCCGAGACCGAACGGGCCGCAGAGTCGAAGCGGCAGCGCGACGCGAAAGCGAAGGCCGAGGCGAAGGCCGCCTGCACCCTGACCCCGACGTCGATCGACGGGATCTACATCACCGGGAACGGTGACCTCGTCCGCCTCGTCCCGGTCGAGATCGTCGACGCATGACCAGCGGCTTCTGCTTCGAGTGTGGCCGGGACCTCCCCGGCGACCACCTCGGCTGGTGCTCGTCGAACGTGCCGACCCCGGTCGACTTCACCGAGTCGACCCGGCACGCCCGCACCACCGACCCGGCCACCTCGAAGCTCGCCGCCGCTACACTCACCCACGACCTGACCGACCACCACCGAGCCGTCCTCGACTGGCTCACCGACAACGGACCTGCGACCGACGACCAGATCGCCCAGGCGATGGTCGACCTCGACCTCACCACCCGGACCGAGACCGCTCGCCGCTGGGTCCGCACCCTCCGAGAAGAACACCACCGGATCGTCCCGGCCGTCCGGCACGGCGACCAGATCCAACTCCCCAACCCATCCGGCCGTCTCGCTCTCGCATGGACGACCACCGAACGAAAGACCAACCCATGACCACCGACAAGAGTTTCGTCTCCGCCCAGATGGACACCGACCTCATCAAGGCGCTCGGCAAGTACGCCGAGACCGAAGGCATCACCCGCTCGGCCGCCGTCCGTCGAGCGATCGAACAGCTCCTCGACACGAAGGCCGCGTGACGTACTGGCACGCGCTCGCCGCCCTCGGCGGGCTGGTCGTGTACCTCACCGCTCTCGTGGCGTGGGCGCATCACCACGATCGCCGGGGGCAGTAGTGTCGGGGCGTGGCCGACGACGTCGAAGGGTACGAGTGCAAGTGGTGCGGCGACCTCGCGGTCGGCTGGTTCTTCTGCTCGCAGTCGTGCCGGTTGGCGTGGCGAGACTCGGTGAACCGGCCGGAGCGACTCGGGGAACCGAAGCCGCTCCGGCGTCATGCCTGACCGCTCAATCGACAATCTTCTCCGCTGATGTTGACAACTCCTCGAGAATCGTGTTGACTGACTGTGTCGAACCAACCAACCACCACGAGGAGATCGACATGCCCACCACCACCGCCAACAAGACCGCCGCAGCGATCAACACGCTCGGCCGGTACATCGAGGAACTCGACGACAGCAGCACTCAGGTCATCGCCCGACGCACGCTCGACAAGGTCATCGCCGACCACAAGTACCTCACCGACCACACGAACGACGTCCACCGGTTCTCCGCCTCGCTGCTGGAGAAGATCAACTGGGGTCGCGACACCCGAGTCGACGCCGAACGGATCGCTGTGGCGAGCCGCAGGGTCGTCGAGTTGCAGGCATCGTTCGACACCGGTCTCGACCACCTCAAGACGATCCTCTGGACCGCTGCCGACGGCGACGCTGCGAAGGTGGAGGTGGCGAAGATGTTCCCCTACTGATCCTCGATCCACACCGACGACACCGCCTCGACCACTCGGTCGGGGCGGTTGTCGTTTTCACACGATGCGGATGTCGCCGACGATTCCAGCGTCGACGTCGATCGTGACCGACCCCGATCGACGAGCACCCGCCCCGGCGGTCTCGGCGTACTGCGGCGACCCGGCATCCTCGCTCGGGCATTGGACCCAGGTGCGCGGCCCGAGCCACTCGTGCCGGAAGGAGTGGTAGTGGGCTGAGATCAGCAGGTCGGCCGCTCCGATCGGGCGATGGTTCCCGGCCTGCTTGTCGTGCCATCCCTGGACCTTGCCCTGCCCGCCGACTTGATGGCCGTGGAACAGCCCGACTCGGACGTCGGCGATCTCGACGCACACCGTCAGGTCGTCACCGGGCACCGCCCACGACACATGGCTGTACGCGTCGAGGTCGAGGCACGCCCAGCGGCAGTCGTCGATCGCAGCGATGTCGACGTTGTCACCCACGAGGGCGTCTCGCTTCCCGAGCCGGTGCTCGCCATGATTCCCCGGCACCGCCGCGACGGTCACGGTCTCAGCCAGGGTGGATGCCTTGTCGATGATCGCCATCGCCGCCTCGCGCACGATCGCCCGCTGGTCCCGGTCGTGCATCTCGACCGAGTACGTCTGCTGGCTGCCGTAGAAGTGGGCACATGCCTCGACGAGGTCACCGCCGAACGCCACGAGGATCTCGCTCGGCTTCCCGGCCCGCCGCCATGACGCCTCGAACCGGCTCGGCAGTTCCCCGAGCGTGTCGAGGACGTGGTCGATCGTCCCGGCCTTCCCGACCTGCCAGTCGGACGTCGCCCATATCTGGCCGCCTGGAGCCGCTGAGAGCCTCGTGGAGCGCTTCCGGCGTCGTAGCGTGGCGATGAGGTCATCGAGATCAGCGAACGCCTTAGAACGGCGCACAGCGGTGATGCGGTAATACCAGCACCACTCGCCCGACCCGGCCTTCTGCTGCCACTTGCGGACCTGGAGGCTGCCGGGTTTGATCGCCCACTCGTCGGGGTCGAGCCGCATCTCGGCGAGGATGGTCGCCTCGTCCGGGTCGATCGCCTCGGTCGTGGCGAGGCCGGTGAACTCGGCGACGCCGGTCTCGTGATTCACGAGGTGGCCTGGCTCCCATCCGGGCGGCGGCCGGTCCGGCCCGTTCCGATGAGCGGTCAGCCGGGTGAAGTCTTCAGCGGCGGATGACATGCTCACGCCACCGAACGACGGACGAGTAGCCCATGTCGATCCCGACCGCTTTGAGGCTGCGCTGGATCATCGCGGTGTTCGCCGTGTCGTCTTGGAACACTTCCTCGATGGCGGCGAGCAGGTCCGGGTCGGTCCGTTCGAGCTGCCGCATCGTCGCTCGCCAGTTGAGCCGCCTAGTCGGCGTCAGCGTCTGCTTGAACTCGTCGGCCTTCGACACGGTGCGCCTCCAGATGATCGTCGAGCCGTTCGGATACCTGCTCGACCCGGTCCAGCGTAATAGCGGACCGTTCGTCGACGCGGGATAGCAGCGCCAGCGACCGGCCATGCTGCTCCTCGTTCTCGTGCCGGAGCTGCCGGAACTGGAACGCCGCCGTCAGGCTGATACCCGCCAGCATGAACACGCCCGAGACGACCGCGACCCAGATCTCCATCGGTCAGCCGAGCAGCGCTGCCCAGGTCGCTGGGCCGACGATCCCGTCGGCGGTGAGACCGTTTGCCGACTGGAACATCCGGACAGCCTTCAAGGTGGCGGGTCCGAACGAGCCGTCGGCCTTGAGCGGGTAGCCCTTGTTCGTGAGCTGCGTCTGCATGAACTCGACGACCGCTCCACGCTGCCCACGCTTCACGATCGTCTTGCGGCACGCCTCGACGAACTTCGCCACCTCGGCGAGGACGTTCTCGGGTTCGGGCTTCGGGAGGTCACCGGTGCCGTCGGGCATCGGACCATCGACCCAGCCCTGTGAGGTCAACGCCTGGACGTGCCACCACTCAGATCGAACCGTGGCCCGGAGGCCCATGCGTTCGAGGTGGGGATGCACTTCGGCTCGGGCCTGCGCTCGGGTCCGGTTCCACGGCCGCTTCAAGTCGACGGCGTGGCCGTACCCGTCGCCCTGGACCATGTGCCACGAACCCTTCGGGGTCCAGTCATACGGGAACCCGGCACCGGTCCGCAGGGTCCGGTTCGGGTTGGCGGCGAGATTGCCCCGGCCTGCCTTGTAGGCGGCGTACAGCCGCTCCTGCTTCGCCCGGTCCCGGACGGCCGGGTAGGTGCCGTACCGGCTCAGCTCCGGCAACGCCAGCAGGAGCCGGACCCGATGCGCGAGGACGGGATGGACCCCTCGGAGGTTCGAGTCGAGCGACATCAGTCGAGCAGGTCGTCGTCGGTGCCGACCTTCGGCACCCGCACGAGTGCGCCGTCGGCGTTGCCGATCGGTCCGGCGGTAGCCGCCACCACCTTCAGGAAGCTCACGACGGCGGCCATGCCACCGGCGGCGAGCATCTCGACGAAGTTGGCGGAGGGTCCGACGTCGACGCCGTTCGCCGACACGAGCGCGACGATGGTCGCCGCGCCGGTCGACAGGCTGCGTTCGAGGGCGTCGATCCAGAAGGTCGATGATCTCAACATGGCCGACAGGCTAGTCGCCGTCGTCTTCTCGATCTAGGGCGACCGAGACCATGTGCATCACGAACGCGACGCAGGTGATGATCGCGGCGTAGCGGAACGTGTCGCTGCCGGGTGGCAGCGTGGCGAGGATGTACGCGGACCCGGCGAGGGTCCAGGACAGGATGAAGATCTCCCGGATGTATCTCATCGGCGGTTCTTTCGAGTCGGGCCGGACGGTCCCGAGGAGGCGGACGGTCCAGCGGTCGGGGCGGATGGCGGTGTTGGTCGTGGCATGGCGAGCGCCGCAGTCGACGCAGCGGTGACGGCGATCACGGTGCGCCGGTCGCCGTTGTCGATCGTCGAGTTCGTGGCGACGTAGTCGTCGAGGGTGCCGTCGAACATCTCATCGGCTGCGGCTTCCTCGAACACGGCCTTCACCTCGTCGGGTGCCGAGTTGATCTGGTCGCCGAGCGCACCGATCTGATCGAGGTCGAGGTCGTCGAACGCTTCGGCCTGGACCACTTCCTCGAACGTGTCCACGAGCGCTTCGATCTCGTCGGCGTCGAGGTCGTCGCCGGTGATCGCCTCCAGGACGGTGGTGACGTCCTCGACGAAGTCGATGTCGGCGTCGGCGACGATCACGGCGAGAGCGTCGACGGTCGCCGGTTCCAACTCGATCTCGTCAGGTTCCGGCTCGGACGGTTCCGGGTCGGGTTCCACCACAGGCGCTGGGAGCGTCGTAGACGTCGTCGTGGGCGCGACGGTCGTGCTGGTCGTGGTCGTCGACGTCGTGGCCGTTGGCGGGCTTGTAGTGGGCGTTGGAGGGAGCGTGGTGACCGGTGGCGGGATGGTCGTGACCGGCGGGAGCGTGGTGGTGCTAGTCGTCGGCGGGACCGTCGTCGTCGTGGTGGTCGAGGTAGTCGTCGAGGTCGAGGTCGTCGTGGGTGGCAGGGTCGTCGTCGAGGTCGTCGTCGTCGAGGTGGTCGACGATGTTGACGTGGACGTAGTAGGTGGCGTCGTCGTGGTCGTCGGAGCCTGGGTCGTCGTGGTCGTAGTGGTAGATGGCGGTGCCTCCGTAGTCGTCGTCGTCGGGGCGACGGTGGTCGTGGTCGAAGTGGTAGTTGGAGCGGCGGTCGTGGTGGTGGTCGTCGGCGTGGGCGACCAGCCCTCGTCGGAGAATGTCACCGCCATCGACCCGGTCGGCACCTCGAACTGGCCGGTGACGCCCTGGTACGTCGTGAACCTGAGGACGTAGTCGCCCGCCTCGGGCGTGAGGTGCAGCTTCGCCGAGTAGCAGTCGCCGGTCTCGGTGTGGTTGGCGTCGTCGTCTGCCGCATACGTCGCGCCGGTCGAGTCGAGCAGCAGCAGGTACGGGTCGGGTGTCGTGGTGTGATCGAGCGGGCAGTCCACGCCGGACGACGCGATGACGTGCAGCAGCGTCTCGCCGTCGAGCGTCACGTTCCAGTCGACGAACGGGTCATCGGCGGACACCGACACCGTCCAGCCATCAGCTGCGGCCGGGTGGACCGGCCCGAGCAGGGCGATCAGGTACGACGCCGCGAGTGCGGCTCTACTCGTCCGGCGGGTCCAGGTCGACAGTCGCATCGTCGCCAGCCTCGGCTTCGGCGACGCGCGCACTCAGGACTTCGTTCTGCGCCGTGAGAACGGCGATCTCGAACTCATTCGGGAATCGGGTCTGGAGGATCGCCAGGACCCGGTCGGTGATGTTCGTCTCGGTCATGCGGACTCCAGCGTAGTCAGCCGAGCGTTCAGGTCTTGGATCGCCGGGAGGAAGTAGCGGGACAGCTTCTCGTAATCGACCGACTCGATGACCGGGTCGGGTGGGGTCTCCGGCGGTATCGGTTCGTTGTGCTCGTCGACCTCGGTCTCGACGTTCGGGACCGCCCAGTCGACGATCGACGGCATCACGAGGTGAGCCTCCTCCGCGATCAGGCCGTAGTCGCTCCGGTCGTCGGGCACGCCGTCCGGGTCGGTGTCGAACATCGACTCGCGCCAGTCGAAGTCGCGCGGTCGGAGGTCGTAGATCTGCCGCCAGGTGTCGTCGGCGTCGACGATGTTTTCCTTGTATCGCTGCGACGACGACGCGTAGCCGAGCAGTCCGTCGGAGCTACGACGCCGGACGGTCAGGTAGCCGGACACGCCGGGGAACTTTGCGATGATGAACGTCCCGGTCGTCTGGACGGACAGCCCGGAGACCTCGTTCCCGTTCGGGCGGATATTGACCGACCCTCCCGTCCCGACCGAGATGAACGTCGCCGACGCTGTCGTCAGCATCGTGTATTCCGCTCCGGTGTGGTTCGTGTTCGCCATCGAGTTGTAGCTGCTCGACGCTGTCCACGGTCGGAACTCGATCCCGCCGTCGACGCCGGTCCTGATGCGGAGGTTTCCGTCTACGTCGAGCTTTTCGGTCGGCGTCGTCGTCCCGATCCCGACGTTCCCGCTGGCGTCGACCCTCACGCGGTTGGCATTACCGGCCCGAAGGTTTAGCTCGTTGCCGTCCGCTCGGAGGCCGACGTAGGAGCTACCCGTCGTTGAGTTGTCCATGAGGCTGATGAGCGCACCGGCATCGGTCGACTCAAACGAAGCGACGTTGTTGACGGTGCCTGCGTTGACATGCAACTGGGCACCAGGCGAGGTCGTGCCGATGCCAACGTCGCCGTCGCTGGCGATCACCATCCGATAGTCCGCCGCAGCGCCGGTGCCGGAGTCGGTCGACGACATGAAGTAGAGGGTCGAGCCGGAGTTGCCGATTCCCCAATCGACTCCGCTGGCAGTCCGCCAACGCAGCGCGGACGCAGCGTTCAGCATGAGACCCGAGTCCCAGCCGTTCGTCGTCCACGTCGCACCGCCCGTCGTCGCGACGTCCAAGCCAGCCACCGGCGACGCGGTCCCGATCCCGACGCGGTTGTTCGCCGAGTCGACCTTCAGCGTCGAGGTGTCGACGGTGAGGTCGTCGTCGATCACGACCGACCCGCCAACGTCGAGCGCGACCGACGGCGAGGCGGTGTTGATCCCGACCCGGTCGTTCGTAGCGTCCACGACGAGCGTGTCGGTGTCGACCGTCAGCGACGTGATGTCGAGCGCGTTCAACTGCGCCGCGGTCAGAACCTGTCCGGCGACGAAGGTCATGTCGCTCGGATCAGTTGCACGCCCAGCGTGACGTCCGGCGTCTGCGTCGACCCGCTGTCCTGGAACACGATGGCGTTGATGTTCTGGCCGGACGTGACCGACGCATGAACGGCGACGGAGAAGTCACGACCGCCGCTCTGGTCCTCGGACGCGATCGTCACGCCGCCGACTTGCACGTTCACGAGGCCGCGGTTGTTCGAGTCAAGGCTGACGACGTTGCAGGTGATGAGGTAGATGCCGGTGATGTCGGGCGTGATGTTGGTCGAGGTGGGCGAGAACCAGCCGTCGACGTCGACGATCTCGGTGTCGAACGCGATCGTCGTGTTGGTCGAGTTCGGGACCGATACGTTGCTGACCTTCGCGATCGTGACGTTGCCGTATCCGTTCAGGTCCGAGGCGGTGAGCGTGGCACCGGCGGCGAAGGTTCCTTGATAGGCCATGACGTCAGCCTAGGCTATTCGCGTCGAGCACGCCTCGGTCCGCATCGTCGAGGATGAAGGCGAGGTAGATCGACTGCGGCCGGACCTTGAGCGTCACGACGGTGTCGGCCGGGGTCGCTTCGATCGTGCGTCCGGCGATGATGAACGCGTCGGTGCGGGCGGTGCCACCGGTCGGGGTGTAGGCGACCTCGCCGGTCTGCCACCAGCCAGCGGTCACGTCGAGCAGCCCGCGCCACTTTGCCTGGTCGCCGCCGTGTCCCTGGATCATCGAGTCGGTGACCTGCAAGGACGACGCCGTCATGTCGAACGTCTCCTTGTACGAGTACCGGTTGACCCAGAGCTGCGCCGTGTTGAGCGCGGCAGCGTCGTCGACCGAGGTGGTCTCGTAGAAGCGCGCCCGTGTCCCGTAGCGGTCCTGCGAGTCGCTGTCGCTGTAGGACTGGGTCGTGCCGCCGTTCATAGCGGTGACCTCGGCGGCGTTCGTGATGAGGTCGACGTGGAAGTCGCGGACGAGTCGCCGGTATGGCATCTGGCCGGTCGGCATCGGATCGTTCTGGGTGAAGACGAACACGTTGCCGGTGGCGGTCACTCCCGAGCGTGCGAGTCCGTCGACGGTGAACCCGATCCAGGCGTCGGCGACGAAGTAGGTGCCGTCGTCGTCGAGGACTGTCGGGAACGCGACGGTCTGGCCGTTCGGCATGACGTTGTTGTTGATGGCGTCACCGATGACGTAGGTGCCTGACGGTAGGTCGTGGGCGACGTCGACGGCGGGGTCGTTCAGTTCTTGCCAGTAGGTCCGCATGTTCGACAGGCCGAGCGTCGGGACCTGGCATCGACCGAAGCCGGGGTTGGTCATGTGGTAGAGCTGGTAGGCGGTGTTCGTTCCGACGAGCGAGAAGGTCTCGGATGACTGGCGACCGATGACTTGAAACACGTCGACAGCGTCGAGGGTGACGGTGCTGCGTCCATCGCCGTCGTCCTCCAGCCGGAAGTCGGTGATGACGCCGTGGAAGACAGGCTTGGTGACGCTGTCGACGGTGGCGTCGATGAACAGCCCGGACGTGAGCCAGTCGACGTTCGCATAGGTGCCGGACCCGGCGGGTGTGAGTTCGCCGTCGGAGTTGTCGAGCGTGACGGTGGCTCGGCCGGTGCCGAGCTGGCCGGGATCGCATTGCTGGTCGATGAACAGGCCGAGGGTGCGCGAGGCGTGGTCGGTCGTGGTGAGCGTGCCGCCGCTGTATCGGCCGACCTTGATCTGCCAGGTGGTGATCTGCGGCATCAGTACCTCGCCGACCCGACCGGGACCGGGATCGACCCGCGACGCCGGACGTAGTCCTGCAAGGCCCTCACGACGTCGTCGCCGTTCGAGCCGCTCGGCATGTTGATCGTGATGTGGGTGTCGCCTCCGCCACCGAACCCGGCAGGCAGCGGGGACGATCCCGGCGTGCGATCCAGCGGCACCACCGCTTCCGGGCCTGCCTCGCCGATGATCGCTCTGGTCGGTCGGGTCACGATGCCGCCCTCGGCACCGAACGCCGCACCGAAGTCGATCGACCCGAGCTGGTTCGCGAACTGTGCCGTCGTGATGCCGTAGGCCTGAGCGAACAGGTTGAGCCGCAGGTCGATCGGGATCTCGATGCCTGACATCCGTTCCAACGCGTCGATCGCTGCGCCGATCTCCGACACGGCGACGTCGCCCGCCGCGGCGATCGCACCGATGCTCTCCACGAAGCTCGTGAAGGCTGCGTTGACTTCCGGCCCGTCGAGGTCACCACCGGCGTCGACGATCCTGCCGATCGCCGCTGCGGCGTCCTCAGCCATCTGCCCGAACTGGAGCTGGAGTTCGGGCAGCGACTTGTCGCCCATGTCCTCGACGATCTCTTTGAAGTCGAGCGCCAGCATCTCGGCTTCGGCGAGCGCTTGTCCTTCGGACAGGATGGTGCCCATCAGGTCTCGGAACTGCTGCTCCAGCGACTCGGCCGCCTCGGTCGCTTCGTCGAGCGCCTCGGCGATGTCGAGCGTCGGGTCCTCGGCGTCTTCGAGTTCGTCGGCGAGGTCGCCGGTCGTGATCCCGGCGCGCTTCGCTTCGATGTTGTATTGGTTCGCTGCGTCGGCAGCGCCTGACGTGATGTAGTCGATGCTGCGGGCCATGTCGACGTATGACACGCCTGCTCGGGTCCAGTCGGCGAGGATCTTCTCGCCGTCGAGGTTGGCGTCGTTCAGGAGCTTCACCGCATCGGCGGACTTGATGAACTCCTCCGACTGCTTCTCGAGTTCCTTGCGGTTGTCGTCGAACGCGTCAGCGGTCTCGTCGACGACGTCGAGCATGGCGTCGAACTGGGCGTGAGTGAGGTCGCCCGCCTCGTATGCGGCGACGAGTTGTTCGGCGACCTTGCGTTCGGCTTCGCTGAGCTGATCGAAGTTCCTGCGCAGCTCGGTGCCGCGGTTGGCGGTCGTGTGGAACCGCTTCTCCATGTTCTGAAACTCGTCGGAGCCGTTCTCGGCAGCGGCGGCGATGTCGTCCATCGAGATCCCGAGGTCGTCGAACAGCGGGAGGACTTCGTTGTCCATCGCCATCCCGAGCGCGAGGTTCGACCCGACGAGGTTGTTCACGGGTCGGGTGGCGTCGTCGGCCTCGTCGCCGACGTCCTCGATCGACGCTGCGAGTTCGGTCATCCGGTCGATCATCGTGGCGGCCGGATCGTTCGCCGCTTTGAACTCTTCGGTCAGTGCCGCCTGACGGTCCTTCGCTCGACGTGACTCCTCGCCCATCTTTCCGAAGGCGTACAGCAGGCCACCGACGGCGAGTGCGATCTGACCGATCGGGCCGGATGCCACGACGAACGCTGCCATCGCTGCGGCCGCAAGCTTCAGCGGGGTCGGCATGGCCTTGAACGCTTCGACCATCGACCGAGCGCCTTCGAGCATCGTCATCACGACGGGGAGGACGGTCTGGCCGATGCTGACCAACGCCTCCTGGATGTCGGCGAGCGCCTGTCGGAACTTGAACCCGGCCGTGTCGGACACGACGCTGAACGCTTCGTCGAGCGTCCCGGTCGTGTCGCGCATGTTGGCGAAGATCGCCTCGGTCGTCTCGACGTTCGCACCCATGAGGTCCATCACGCCGGACAGCGCTCGGACGTTGCCGAACACCGAGGCGGATGCGGCGGCGTTCCCGTCGAACTCCTCGGCGAGCGTCTGGAGCGTCGCCAGGAGGCCTTCGTCCTTGATCTGTTGACGTAGTCCCTCGGATGAAAGACCCATGCCCGTGAGGGCTTCCTCGGCTTGCTGGGTGGGTCGCAGCAGCGAGGACAGGATGCCGCGCACCTGGGTCGCTGCCTCGGCGGCGTTCGTGCCGGTGCGGGACAGGGCGGCGAACGCTGCGCCGACCTCGTCGAATCGAACCCCCATCGCGGAGGCGATCGGGAGGACTCGACCCATACTCCCGGCCAGCTCGGATGCTTCGAGCTTGCCTTCCCGGACGGCGGCGGTGAGGACGTCGGTCGCCTGGACCGCCGACAGGTTCTCCTCGCCGTATGCGTTGAGCGCCGAGGTGGCGAGGTCGGCGATCTCGGTCACGTCGCCGAGACCGACGGCGGATGCCTTCGCTGACGCTTCGAGAGTCTCCATCGCGGTCGCGCCTCGGAGACCGGCGGACTGGATGAAGAACATCGCGTCGGCGAGCTTCGCTGGTGCCTGGGCGGTCTCGCCGGAGAGCGCTTTGACCGACTCGGCCATCGCATCGACTTCGTCCCCGGCGATGCCGACGAGCGACTCGATCTTCGTCATCGAGTCATCGAAGTCGGTGGCGGCCTTGATGGCTGCACCACCGACGCCGATCAGCGCCATCGTGAGCGGACCCGACGCTGCCTTCGCAGCGGCACCGGCGGCGGCGGCGAACTTCCCGGCGCGCGTCTGGGCCTTGTTCATCGCGGCGGTGAACTGGGTGGTGTTCGCCGTGACGATCGTGTTGATGCGGGCGACTGTCGTGCCTGCGGCCATCTACTTCCTAGCCTTCGCTCGTTGGGCGGCTTGTTCCCGTTCGGAGTGTTCGATCCGGTAGAGGGCGATCCACTCGGTGAGTTCGTCGGATGACATACGGGCGAGTAGTTCGCCGACCGTCATCCCGAGGTCGCGGGCGAGGCGGAAGTAGAACCGGCGCTCGGGGTTACCGCCCGAGAAGCCTAGGAGTCTTTTCCCGCCTCGTTGACCTTGTCCTCGGTCATGCCCGACCGTTCGAAGCACATCGTCCAGAGCCGCTCGATCACGGTCGCGGACTTGTCCATGAGGGCTTCCATGTCTTCGGTCTCGAAGATCGGGTCGCCGGTCTCGGGGTCGACGATGCAGCCCTGGAGGGTGCGCGCCCACATGCCGAGGACCTTGTTGGCGTCGATGCCGTCGCCCTGCTGGGCGAGTTCCATCACGGCGGCCCGTGACTTCGCCGACATCGACCGGATGCCGACGGTCACGCCCCACTCCGGGACCTCGACTGTGTCGGTCGGGGTGTCGGCTGCGGCGAGGATCGCGGCTCGAAGGTCGGTCATGGTGTGCTCCTGTCGTAGTTCCACCCGGCACGCTACTGGAGGGGAGAGCGTGCCGGGTGGAGGTCACGACTAGACGGTGCCTCGGGTGACTGCGCCGGTGACCTGGAAGTCAGCGGAGAAGGTCACGACGTCACCGACGGGCGATGACAGCGAGTAGTTGGTGAGGATGCACTCGCCGGTGTACTTCGACTCGCCGGAGGTGCCGGTCGGCTGGTACTCGAACGAGCGGCTGGCCGGTTCGGCTCCGCCCTTGAGGTAGCCGTCGACGGTGGCGTCGTACATGCCGGAGATCGAGATGGTCGCCGACTCCAGCGAGACGATGTAGCTGCGGGACGACGCTCCGAACGCTGTGACCTCGGCGGTGTCGGTCGTCTCGGGGAAGTCGACGCTGTTCAGCGTGTCGCTGATCGTCTGAAGACTGCCGCTGGTGTCGTCGATCTTGAAGACGGCGGACTTGCCGGTGGTGAATGTGGGCATGGTTCGCTCCTCCTAGAAGCGTGCGAACGACACCATGAAGGTGATCGCTCCGGACGAGCCTGCGGTGCTGGCCGTGACCCGCAGGTACTGGTTGACGGTGCCGGTCACGGCCGACAGTTGAGAAGTGATGGTCGACGCACCGACAGCGGTGAACGTGACGAGGTCGGCCCAGACGGCGTCGTCGGCCGAGTGCTGGACCTTGATGGTGGTCGCCCCGTCGACGGTGTTGGCCGGGACGTGAAGCAGAGCCGCTCCGCCGTTGGTGCTCGACGCGCCGTTGTCGACCGAGGCGAGGTTGCCGAGCGAGCCGTGCGCGATCGACGCGCCGGTCGTGAGCTGCACGGCGGACGCCACACCGAAGTCGACGTTGTTCGCCGGGTCGGCGGAGCACTGGAAGTCGGCGGTCAGCGAGTTCACGTCAGCGACCGGTGTCGCCATCGTGTAGCTGGTCTCGTTCGCTCGGGCGATGACCGCCCGGTTCCCGATCGTGCCGCCCTCGATCGCGACGGTCAGCACCGGGTGGGTGGCCGAGCCGAGGATCGCTTCGAACTCCTTGTCGGACGTCCCGGCGGTGTCGGTGGCGTCGATCAGTCCGGCGAACGAGAGCGTGCCGGATGCCTGCGATGCGATGAACGCCCGAGACGACGCCCCGTAGACTGTCGTCTCGGCGGTGTCCTGCGTGTGGGTGATGTCGGTCGAGTTCAGGTAGGCGCTCATGTCGAACTCGTCCAGGTAGACGGACGTGGACTTGCCGTGCTGGAACGTGGGCATCTGCTACTCCTCCTCGTCAGCCGGAGCGGCTGCGGTCTTGCCCGCCGGGGTCAGGTAGCCGTCGTCGACGAGCCACTTCACGGTCTTCGCTGCGGCGTCGAGGGTGTCGCCGGGTTCGTAGCGCTTGTCGCCGATGTCGATCCCGGCGTCGCCGCTCGGGCCTCCGGTGACTGTGTAGCGTGGCATCTAGCCTCCCTGGACATGGGTGTCCCCCGTCAGGGAGGCCACCGGGGCACGGGGCGACTCAGCGCACTACCGGGGAGTCTAGGAGAACGACGAAGCCCCCGCCAGAGGCGGAGGCTTCACCGGGGGGATCGGGGTGTCGATCAGGCGGCGACCTCGACTGCGGCTCGGGCGATGATCTCGCCCTTGGTCGGGCGGGTGAAGAAGCCGAACTTGTCGTCGTCCTGGCTGACCTCGATGCGGGCCATGAAGGCGATCCGGTCGCCACGACCGGCCTCGGCCTCGATCTCGTCGTCGTCCTTCCAGGACCCGTCCTCGTTCCACGGCGACCCGGCCTCGCAGTCCTTCGGGAGGGTGCCCCAGCACGCCCAGCCCTCGTCGGTCTCGACCCGGATCTTCGTGGTGGTGCCCCAGTCGGTGTCGACGTTGCGGACGGTGGTGATGATGCCCTCGATCCGGATGCGCTTGTCGGTGACGGGGACCGGGGCGGCTTCGGCCTTGCGGGCTTCCTCGGCGGCACGCTTGGCGGCGGCGGCGGCCATCTTGTCGCGCCATGCCTCGGCACCGGCCGGGGCGTAGGAAGCGATCCCGAGGCCTCGTGCGCCGATGGTGTCGGACTCGGCGAGGCGGCGCATATTCGCTCCGAAGTCGCCGTCGCCCGAGTCGTTCAGCATCCAGTCGATGACCTCGTCGACCGTGTGGCGGGCGGCGGGTGCCTCGGCGAGCTGCTTGCGGATGTACTCGTAGCTCTTGCCCCCGATCGCCCCGGTGAGGATGGCGTGGACGACCTGCTTGGTCGGGGTGCCGGTCTCGCCGTTGGCCTTGTGGTAGCCGATGGTGCAGGCCTCGATGGCGGCGGCGATGACCATGCGGGTCGGGTACACCTTCGGGACCGTCCCGGCGTCCGGCGTGTTGAGGGCGTCGGACAGCCAGGTGAGCATCTCGGGGTTCCGGCCGAGGAAGTCTTGGGCGCACGATCCGCCGACGTGGATCAGGTCGGTGCCGTCGGTGACGACGACGATCTTGTTGCGGCGGACGTTGCGGTGGCAGTGGTCGCAGCGGGTGGCGTCGAGGTCGTCGCCGATCTCGATGGTGTCGTCGATGGTGAGGACCAGGCCGGTGTCGATGGCGGTGAAGTCGATCACGGCGACCGGGGTGTAGTCACCGAGGGCGAAGTCGCCGGTGGTGGTCAGGGTCAGGTGCCACTCGGCGAGGTTGTCGTCGGTCTCGGGGACCTCGACCCAGGTGTAGTCGAGCGTGCCGTTGAGGCCCTTCTTGTCGGCCCGTGCCTGGAGGGCGTCGAGCTTCTCGATGACGCAGGCCAGGTGGGCAGCGTATTCGTACTTGCGGGTGATGGTGGTGGTGTTCGTTGCCATGCGGAGAGTGTAACACCACTCCGGCACGGATTGACAACTATCCGGGGAGATTCACTTCCCGGCACCTCGGGCACATGACCCGGAAGGGAGCGTTCACCAACTCGGCGAGCAGCTTCCCGCACGCCGAACAGCGCAGCTCGGCGGGCCATCTCGACTCGACGTCGTCGCCGTATGGGTCAGGTGACCTCACGGGTCACGAGGAAGTTCACGACGTGCAGCATCCGGTCTTGGTCGTCTCGGTTGAGAGCGAACGGCGACTGCACCGGGTCGGCCAACAGGTAGCGGGTCGACCCGATCGTCTCGTTGTCGATCAGGCACAGCGCCACCCAGACGTCGGTGCACAGCGCCTCCGATGTCGAGTAGGCGGCGGCGCGTGCCACGACCTGAAGGCCTCGGGTCTCGACGGGCGGTGCCGAGTTCGTTCCGAACACCAGCTCCGGGGCGGTGCCGCCGGTCTCGTACAAGGCGACGAGCGTGTCCGGCGTGTCGGGGCGGCGACCGAGGAACAGGTTGGTGCCGAGGGTGAGGTCTTGGGCGGGGATGGTCGCGGCGGCGAGGTGCGTGCCGATGTCGTCGAGGAAAGCCATCAGCGGATGCCCTTCGACGCAGCGACCGCCTTGGCGATGATCTTCTCGGCTTTCTTGCCGACCTGCCGAGACGGGAACTCCAGATACTTCGGGCCTCGACCCTGGCCGGGAGCGACGGGGCTGCCACCCTTCGACTTCGGCGGGTGCGACAGCGTCTCGTCCTCGTGTTGGACCAGGGCGTATGGGGCGGCGGGTCCGCCGTACCCGATCTCGCCGGTGATCGTCTGGCCGCGGGTCTCGACGCTGGTGGTCTGCGAGCGAGACAGCGTGCCGGTGTCGAAGGGGACCAGCTCGTCGGCGCGTGCGCCGATCTCCAGGAGGATCTGACCGACGCCGAGCTTCACGCCTCGCTTCACGCCGAGCGACGTGGAGCGGGCGACCTTGTCGAAGTCGGAGACGACTCGGCTCATCGGCTGACCCTCCCGACGTAGACGACCTGGCCGACCTGACCGAGCGGGTCGGCAAGCGTCTCGACCGCGACGATCGGGCGCGTGCCGGACACCGGAGCGGGGAGGGTGATCTCGTCGCCGGTGTCGATCGACAGCGTCCGGTCCGGGATGAAGACCTTGTACTCGACCGTCACGTCGGCGTTCACACCGGGCGGCTGATCGAGGGTCCGTTCGATGTAGCAGTCGTAGGTCGTGGCGTCGCCGGTGAACGTCGCCTCGCCGTAGTTGTTCAGCGTCGACGACGTGCGCGTGCTGACCTGCTGCGGCGTCATGTTGACCCGGAGCGCCGTGGCGAACACGTCGGACGAAGCAGCGCCGGTCATGACAGAGTGTCGTCGTCGATCCCGGCGTCGGCTCGGGCTGGGCCTGCGCCATAGTCGGACGTGTTGGCGAACTGGCCCGAGGTGAAGAACGGGTCGACCCGGTCGGCGTTGTCGCGGTCGATCCGCTTGTCGGAGACCGAGATGCCTCCGGCATACGGGACCGGCACGAGGTTCTCACGTCCGGCGAGGACCCGAAGCTGCTCGGCCTGGGTGCGGGCGTTGTCGGCCTTCTGCGACAGGTCGACGCGCATGTCGCCGATCGCCTGGTTGGCGAGGCGGCTGAACTTCGAGGCGATCGCCAGCATGACCCGGTAGGCGACGGTGTAGAGGTCCGTCGTCGCCGTGTCGGAGCCGGTGACCTGCGAGTTGGTCCAGGCGATCTCCTCGTCGGAGACGAGCTGGTCGTTCGTGTCGGTGTCGCCGACCAAGAACCGGATCGAGTCGCGTGCGTTCGTTGCCGGGTCTCCGGAGTAGGTCCACGTCATGCGGTCATCCTACGCCACGACGCCGGACGCGTCAGCAGAGACGCGCAACAGCCCGCCCGGAAAGGAGAACGAAAACCGGGCGGGCTGTTGGGGTGTTGGGTGTGGGAACTACCCGAAGCGTCAGGCGACGCAGTTCGAGAAGAAGTACCCGAGGGCGCTGGAGACGACCTTGAAGTCCCAGGCGGACTGGATCTCAAGGCGGTCGGCGCGGAGGTGGTCCATGCGGAACCGGCTGACGCTCGTCGAGGTGCCGATGCCGCCGCTGTTGGCGAGACCGGTCCAGGAGAAGTTGTAGCCAGCCGAGGGCTGCATGAGACCGGCGGACGCCGGGACGTAGGCGAGGAGCATGTCCTTGTCGCCGATCTGGGCGTAGGACGCCGTGGCACCCTCGTCCGCCGAGTTGACGATGCTGCCCATGACGTGCAGCTCGTCGAGACCGAGGACCCGAGCGATCAGGTCGGTGGTCATGGACTCGCTGGTCGTGTACTTGTAGCGCTCGACGATGTCGGTGTGGTTCTTCAGGATCGAGAAGACCGCATAGCTGCACACGCCGACGTTCGGGCGGTAGCCGGTGTTGGTGAGCATCGTGTTGATGCCCGCCTGCACGTCGCCGATCGGGTCCGAACCCGAGGCCGACCAGAGGGTCGACGGGGTGATGTCGGTGTCCCAGATGCCGGTGCCGAAGTAGTTGGTCGCCCAGTCGCGCTCCTGGCGGATCAGCATCTGCTGGGCGAGGAAGCGGGTGGCGTCCTGGTCCATGTTGAGCGGGGCGTCAGCGTTCGCTCGGGTCTGGTCGCCGATGTCCTTGTGCAGCGCCCACACGTTCGCCGAGTAGCTGTCGGTCGAGAGGCCGTAGCCCGAACCGGCGGACTCGGTGCCGTCGGCGCGGTACTGGACCTCGTCGCGGAAGAAGTCGGCCTGCGTGTAGGTGAAGAACTTGTCGGACTGCTTCGTCACCGGAACGCTCGGGAACACCTTGCCAGCGACGAAGTGGTCCGCCTCCTGCATGTAGGCGACCGAGATGCCGGTGAGGATCGCGTCGACATGGACGTCGGATTGAGTTGGCTGAGGCATCAGCTAGCCCTCCCGTTCGAGATGTTGATGAATGCGGTCTGGAGCGTGCCAGCGGCTCCGGCCGTGATGGCCTGGCCGCAGGTGTAGACGGTGGTCTCGGTGCCGACGGTGAGCGGCTGTGCCTGCCCGTCCGCCGAGGTGCCGATGACGTCGCCCGCGGCGAGCGTGGCGTCGGCGGACACCTTCGAAAGACCGAACACGGTGATCTGGGCGCTCTCGCCCGAGGCCGGGGTGTTCTGGAGGACGCCGATCGGGACGTCGGTGACGGCGGAGCAGACGTTGACGGTCGACTCGCTTGCGAGCTTCACGAAGTGGTACTGCTTGCCGGAGAGGTCAGCGGCAGCGGTGAGCGTGCCGATGTTGATCTGCGGGGACTCGTATGCCATGAGCCTCAGCCCTTCCCGCCGACGTAGTCAGCGTAGAGGTCGGGACGATCGGCAGCCACGGCCGCCATCGCCTGATGAATATTCTTCGCCTTGCCCTCGGCGACGAGGCCCTTGGCGAGGGTTTCGATGGTGGACAGGGCGTCGCCGTCGCCGGGAGCGTCGGTGCCGAGTTCCTTCGTGACGTCCGCCTCGGCGAACGCGATCTGGCAAGCGTCGAAGACGGCGGCCACAGCGTCACGCTGCTCGTCATCGAGCGAGCGCAGCACCGGGACGAAGTCGTCGGTCATGCCGGGGACCTGATCCCATCCGGCCACCTTGGCGGCGGCCTTCTCGATGTCGGCGGTCTCGGCGAGCGCGTCACGCTCGGCGGCAGCCTTTTCGAAGTGGGCGGTCATGTCGGTGAGGGCCTTCCGCAGATCGCCGAGTTCCTTCGCCAACGCTTCGTCAGCGACCGGGGCTTCGACGACCGGGTCGGCCGCGTGGGTGTCTTCCACGGGGTCCTTCTCCTGGTCGGTGATGAGGTCGGCGAACGCGTCGGAGATCGGGTCGTCGGCTTTCATGACGAGCCAGCCTTCGACGAGGGAGGCGGGGTGGTCGACCCCGGACACCTCGTCGAGTTCGAGATCTACGAGTTGATGCGCTTGCACGTCGTCGAGTGTAGGTGGCGAGTTTCGACGTGTCAGTAGAGGACTACGAGACGGGGTTGATCGGCGCGATCCAGCCGTCGGCGAACTGGTAGCGGAACGGGTCGGTGATGGTGCCAGCACCGACCCGCACAGGTGGCTCGCCGATCGTCGGCACGACGCGGGTCTTGCATCGGCAGTTCGGATGGGCGGGCGGGTTGCCTGATCCGCTCGGCCAGAAGAAGTCACCAGCGAGCGGGACCCGCGTGCCGCCGAGGGGGACGCAAATGTTGCACACGTCGAACGGGCCAGTGATCCATTCTTTCTGCGACTCGGGTGCGACGACGCCCGAATCCATCAGCAGCTGGTTCTGGTACTGGATGCCCGCGTTCTGGGCGTAGGCGATCTCGGTGCGAGCGATCGCTCGGGCGCGTGACCGACGCAGTCGATCCCCGTATCGCTGCATCGCTCGCTCGGCGACGCGAAGCGCGACGCTCGGTCGCTGGCCTGCGGCGATCTGCTCGAACGCGATCGCGTTGCCGTGCTTGATGACCGCGGCGGTGTATCGGTCGGTGAGTCCTCGAGTGTGGCCGACGTAGCGGGCGGCGAGGTCGGCACCGGTCGGGCGGGTCGGGGAGATGTCGTCGAGGATGGCGTAGATGGTCTGGGCGGTCTGTTGCGGGGTCAGGCCGGTGACGGTGCGTCCTGTGGTGAACGACTGTGACACGGTGAACGAGTCGGTGATGGCGGTCTCGATCGAGGTGCGGACTGTGGTGGTCAGGTCGTCGAGGATGGACTCGGAACGGAAGCGGGCGTAGATGCGGCCGGGTGCGTTCGGGTCGGTGCGGTCGAAGGTTCGGAGGTCGGCGTCCCATATGACCTCGCGTTTCGCCTTGCGGAGTTCCGCGGTCGAGCGCAGCATGACCGGCGACCCCAGGTCGTAGAGGACTCGATTGACGTCGCGGCGTTGCTGCTCGGCGGCGTCCTGTGCGCCTGATTGGAACGCTGCGAAGATCGGACGCTGGAGGATGTCGGGGTCGTCGGTGATGAGTTCTGCGATGCGAGCGGTGAGCGTGGCGATCGTGACTCGGTCGTAGATGTAGTCGACGAGCAGGTCGGTCGGGATGGCGTCCGCGATCTTCCCGACGGCCGTGGCGATGGTGCGTTCGGAGCCGTAGAGCTTGTCGGAGTCGACCGGTCGAAACTCGGGGCGGTGGTTCTTGTAGACCTGGCCAGGATCACGGTCGCCCATGTCGACCCGGATGGTCATGGCGAATAGAACACCGAACCGACAGCGGTCCCGGTGATGACCTCGCAGTAGATCCCGTCGGGACAGTGGACGCCGTTCGGTCCGTACCAGATCGTCCCGGCACCGTTCGAGGAGATGTCGAGAGCGGCGACGTGCTCGCCCGACGTCGACGTGCCGTTGTGGAGGTGGACCTTCACGTTCGCCGCGCCCTCGTCGCACAGCACGATCCCGTACAGGACCGAGCTGCCGGTGACGATCTGCTCGTTGCCGCCGGTGAACTCGGCGATCGAGGCGGGCGGGTCGATGTACGAGTTGGGCATCAGTCGACCTCAGCTTCCTCGTCGGTCGGGAGTCCGCCGATATCTCGCAGGTAGCCGTCGAGATTGTCGTCTGGGATGAGCGCGCCCGCGGTGGCGAGGCGGGAGACGTAGTTGGAGATCGTGTCGAGGTCGGGTGCGCGTGGTGCGGTGTAGGCGATCGTCGGAGCGAGGCGCGGGTCGATGCCGTTGATCCGCATGAGGCGAGGCACCGCGTACGAGTTCAGGACGTCAGCGATCGACGCGAGGTAGGCAGCGATCGAGTCCTGGAACAGGGTTATCTTCGAGACCGACAACGCCTGCGCGCCGATGCGGTCGTGGCCGACCAGTAGGAAGTCGGCGAGCATCGTCATCGCGATGCGGGTGTCGTAGCGACTGATGATGACGTTCGTGTCGAACTGGCGGCGACCACCAGTGCTCATGAGTTTGATGTCGTAGGCGAGGTTGCCGGTCTCGTGGTCGTAGGCCAGCGGGAACACGAGACCCTCTTGCTCGTCCCGGCGGATGTTCCGCACGATCTCCTTGATGGCATTCAGGGCCTGGGTCTCGGCTGAGGTGGCGGAGTCGGAGAGGAGCTGGGGTGGCACGAACGCCACCGGCATCCCGGCCAGGTCGCGTTCGATGCCGATCGCTTCGATCTCGGTGATGCGCTTCTGGTAGTACCAGGAGACGTAGGCCGACCGTAGGATCGACCGGCCTTGCGGGTTGTTCATGCGGGTCGTGGTGCGGAACAGCAGCGACTTCTCGATCGGGATGAACACGTTCGTCCCGGCCGACGGGTCCTGCTGGATCGCGCCCTCGATGCCGCCATGCGAGTCGAGCTGCCACTCGGTGATCGTGTCCTGTGCCCGGACGGGGAGCTTGCGCCAGCCGATCCGGCCGTCGTCGAACTTCGACGAGGTGCCGTCGTCGGCGAGGCCGTTCCGGCGCTTGTAGACGATCTCGTGCAGCGAGTACCCGTACACGAGGAACCCGAGCACGGACGAGATGAAGTCCTCCCACGAGGTGCTCATGTCGGACATGCACGACGCCACGAACTCGGCCTCGTCGATAGCGGCCTGGTCGTCGGAGTCGGCGGGCTGCACGGTCCACTCGACGGACCGGAACAGCATCTCGATCGAGGCGAGCGTCGCTCCGATGACGGGATGGTTCTCGGCCATCTCGCGGAAGATCGCCATGCCGCCCCGGCCTTGGAGCTGCCGGAGGAAGTCGTCGGTGATCTGTCCGGCGTTCACCGACAGGCCAGCCGAGCCGACCTCGGCGAAGTCGGTCGACGTCACCTTCTGCTTCTTGACCGGCGTGGTCCGGCCGCCCGTCTTGTTCTGCGCCACGGTCGGCAGCCTAGTCGGTGCCCGGTGCGAGGGACAGGTCTGCCTCGACCCGGCGGGCCTTGCCGCCGATCGAGTAGCCGCGGAGCTGTCCGGCCTTCACGAGATCCCAGGCCCATGACTCCCACACGACGCCCATGAACGGGGTCTCGGCTGGGAACTCGACCTTGCGGATGTCTTCGCCAGGGAGCGACAGCGACGTCTGGATCGGCATCGGCCAGGTCAGGATCTCGACCATCTCCCCGGCGGCCTTGTCGGAGTGCTGGAGGAAGATGGTGCGGTCGCCGGAGCGGACCCAGTCCCAGATGGCCTTCTGGAGTGTGGCGGCGTCGATGAACTCGCCGTGACCGTCGAGGCGGCCGGGGACGTACACCGGGCCGAGGGTGTAGCGCTCCTCGGCTTTGGCGAACGGGACGACGGCGTAGAGCGCTGCGAGCTTCTCGGTGGTGTCGCCGGTCGTGTACGGCGGAGCGAACCCGAGCGCTTCGAGGCGGTCCTCGATGACGCTGCGAGCGAGGTCGACCATGTCGTCGGTCGACTTGTGGGTGAGCTGGTGGGCGGCGATGAGCTGCTCGGGGGTGAGGCCGTCGAGCGATCGGGCGAACGACTCGATCTGGGCGAGGCGTTCCTCGGCGTCGGCCATCGTGTCGTAGCAGCCGAACCGTCGGCCACGGCCTTCGGAGTAGACGCAGAACCGGCCGTCTTCCTCGACGATCTCCTTGCGGAAGTCGTGCCCGTAGCCCTTCGTCTCGTCGTCGTAGCCGTAGCCCGCCTCGACGTCGACCTCGGCGAGCGTCGGCTTCCACGCAGCGCAGACGTACCCGCCGCGGACCGCCGCCCCGAACTTCAGGCACGCGCCGATCTTGTAGTAGGCGCAGTTGTCGCAGCGACGCTGACCGTCGGCGGGGGCGTAGGCGTCGGGGAGGGCGTGCGGGATCGGTTCGCCGTCGGGGTAGCGGATGTGGGCCTTCTCGGTGTCCATGTCTTTCCTCGTGGAGAGCGGATGACCTTCGGGGAGGAGGTCGGTGTCGAACTTGCCGCCGGGGAACCGGCCGGTGCGGACGGCCTGGAGGAACGTGTTGACTCGGGCGTAGGCCCACTGGTCGGACGAGCCGACACCGGGCCGGACCGACTCCGGGTTCGTGTTGTACGCGCCGACGCCGCGCTCGAACACGGCGGTCAGCATGGCGAGCGTGACGCGCTTCGAGGCGGTGCCGCCATGCTCCTCGTTGTGGTCGTCGACCTTCCGCTGGAGTCCTTCCCGGACACGAGCGGAGACCGCCTTCTCCAGTCGGTCCCGTGTGCGCTCGGCCCACTCCATCGCCGCCATCCGGTCCTGGCCCAGACTGCCACCCCAGAGCAGCCAGGCCACCTGGCCGGGGGTGGGTCGGTCGGTCTCGCCCCGGAGGTACTCGCCTGCCTTCGGCGAGTCGAGGTCCCCGCGGTGCCTGGCGAACCAGGCAGCCATGCGGGTCACCTTGTCCTCGGAGACGTTGCCGCCTGCCATCGCCCGAGCCTCCCGGACCGTGGCAGGGCGGAGACCGTCCCCGGCGTGCTCCAGGAGGTCCAAGCCGCGGGACGCGTTGGCGGAGATGTACGAAGGGACTGCGACCACGGTCCCGATCGTAGTCGACGAAAACGGCGGCCGCCCCGGCCGTGGTGACCGGGGCGGCGTGTCGTCGATGCGGTTGGCTCAGACGCTCCAGGGCGACTTACGGGTCGACTGGAACGGCACCACCGCCTGCGGCTCCCGGCCGCCGACCATCAGCTCCGACAGCGCCCACACCAGAGCGTCGAGGCGGTCCGGCGACGGGCCGTCCGGCGTCCATGTGCAGAGCTGATCCTCCAGCTCGGGGAACGCCCCGGCGTGATGGACCCGGCCTTGCTCGTACAGCGCAGCGACCGGTTCGGCTCGGGTGCGCTTGCCTCGGGAGGCGTGGACGAGCTTCACCGGCACCGACGCGTCGACGGTGCGGAGCGTGTGCGAGATCATGTCGCCGCCCTGGTTCGCTTCGGCGACGATCCGGTCGGCCTTGTGGACGTGGTGAGCGGTGACGGCGGCGGACGCCCACTCGGCTGGGCTGCCCTTCATCGACCGATCGTCCAGGACGTAGCCGTGGCCGTGGTCGTCGACACCGGCGACGATGATGCCGGTCTCGTCGGAGTCGGCGTTGGCAGAAGCGGCCGGGTCGATCGCGACGACGACCCGGCGGAGGTTCGGGACGGTGGTGGTGCGGGCGTCGTCGAGCATGTCGCGAGTCCACAGCGCGCCGTCGGCATCGAGGAGCAGCTCAGCTTCGAGTTCCTGACGGCCGAGGCGGGTGCCCTCGTACCGGTTCCGCATCTCGTCGAGGAACGCCGAGGACAGGTTGGCGGCGTTGTCGTAGGTCGAGCCTCGAGTCACGACGCAGTCCGGCCGGTCGGCGAGGTTGCGGATCAGGCGAGTCGGTCGAGGGGTGGTGGTGGCGACGGCTCGCGGCCGGTCTCCGATGCGGAGACCGAACATGAGCTGGTCCCATGCCTCGGGGTAGCGCCACGCCGCGACCTCGTCAGCCCAGGCGAGGTCGTGGTTCGGTCCTCGGAGCCGGTCGGGTTCGTCGGCGGAGTACGTCGTGGCGATCGCGCCGGTAGCGAACGTGATCCGGCGCTTCGAGGGCTCGTATCGGGGACGGGTCTCGTCGGGAAAGATGCGGAGCAGTCCGGACTCGCCCTCGATCATCGTGTCGCGGACGTCGGCGGCGGTCGCTCCGACGAGGGCGATGCGTCCAGCGTGACCGGCCTCGACCTGCTGGCGGACCCACTCGGCACCGGATCGGGTCTTTCCGAAACCTCGACCGGCGAGGATGAGCCAGATGCGCCAGTCGCCGGTAGGAGCGAGCTGAGCTGGGCGTGCCCACACCGACCAGTCGTAGAGGATCGACCGGATGAAGTGCGGGTCGTAGTCCTCGGCCCAGTCGATGCCCTCGGCGGCTCGGAGCCGCTGCACCACCGAGCGTTGGTCGGTCACGCTTCGAGCTGCCGGAGACGCTCCCGGAGGATCTCGCCGACGTCGGTGCGGAGCGGCCCGCCGTCCTGCCCGGAGATCTCGACCTGCCGAGGCGCGTCCATCCCGAACAGTTGACGGCGTGCGTTCGAGATCCGGATCGCCGAGTTGGTGAGGGTGGCGAGCTGGTTCGGGTCGGCGTCCGGGCCGAGCTGGGCGATCGCGGTCGACACTCGTCGCCAGAGTTGGTCGATGCGTTCGCCCTCGGACGCTCGGACCTCCTCGACGGCAGCGGTGCCCCACCGGCGCAGAGCAGCGTCGTAGGCGGTCTTGGCGGACGACCGGTTGGCGTATCCGACATGGTCGGCGATCTCGTCGAACGTCCAGCCGACACGGCGCAGCTCGACGACCTGCCGGTAGCGGTCAGCCTCCTCGGGAGTGAGTGCGGTGGTGGCGTTCTTCTGGGGTGCGGGGTGTCCGGGCTTGCGTGCCATGTTCGGAGTGTAGCGTTCGAGTCGGTCAGGGTCGGGTGGCGGTGTCGCCGGTGTGGTCTTCCCAGCGGTCGATGATGACGTCACAGTAGATCGGGTCGAGTTCGATGATCGCTGCGGTGCGGTCGAGGTTGTGGGCGGCGATGAGGGTGGAGCCGGAACCTGCGAACGGGTCGAGGATGATGTCGCCTGGGTCGGTGGAGTGGCGGAGCATCTGTTCGATGAGGGCGGTCGGCTTCATCGTCGGGTGGTCGGGGTTGGCGGGTGGCTTGTCGATCTCGAAGATGGAGTCCTGCTTGCGGTCTCGGGGTTCGTGGTGTGCTGCGCCGGGGGTCCAGCCGTAGTAGATGGGTTCGTGGCGGTAGTGGTAGTCGCTGCGTCCGAGGACGAGGCTGTTCTTCACCCAGATGAGTTGCTGGCGGAGGACGCCGAGGTCGTGGAGTGTCTTGCCGAAGATGAGGTGGAGCGGTCCTGGTGGGTGGGCGACGAACCAGGCTGCGCCCTTGCGGGTGTTGTCGAGGGTGTTGGTGAAGGCGGTGCGGATCAGGTCGGCGAGTTGAGTTTCGTCGAGGTCGTCGTTCTCGATGGTGAGAGCGTCTTTGGTGCCGCCGACGTATGAGACGCCGTAGGGCGGGTCGGTCCAGACGCAGTCGGCGGGGGTGTCGAGGAGGGTGGTGTAGGCTGTCTCTTATACACATCTGACGCTGCCGACGACTCCTTACGTG